GCTACGTAAGCAAGTACTGCGCCATTAGCGTCAACGCCTGATACAGATGTCTCAGAACCAACAGCAACAAAACGATAACGAGTAAGTGTTGCTACCTGTGGATTTGCTGTTGAGATTGACATTAGGAGATTTCGCTCCCAAAGAGTGTAAAGGACATAGTTGCTGCGGAAGCGTACACAGTAACAATATCTGTTGTTGCTAACGTGATTCCAAGAGTAAGAGCAGTCGTATCAGAGGCTGCAACTGTAGCGCCATAAACAACGTAGTGTTGAGTAGCGATTGCGGCTCCAGCAGGACGAACTGCAATTCTGTAAGTACCAGCAGATGATGCCTGGTTACAGATTACGACAGTTGAAATAACGGTAGATGTTAATGCTGGGACTGTGTAGAGGTTGGTATTGGTGGTGGCTGTAAGGGTTGCGGATCCATTACCTGTACTACCAGAAGAACCTGTTTGTGCTAAGACTTTATAAACTGTAGGCATGAAACTCCTTCGAAGGGATAAGCATAGGTTAACTGGTGCATAAAGCCTATGTGGGCTAAAGTGTAGACATGAATTTGGTGCATAAATCGGTTTCTAGAGGCGGAAAATTAGCCGCTCTCGTTATACCTCCAACCCTTACATCTGGTACTGGGCAGTGTAACCCGTCCGTATTTATTGATGACGATGGCGACATTCTGGTCAACCTTCGTCACATTAATTATACCCTGTATCACGCAGAGAAAAATCAAAAGTTCCCAAGTCCTTGGGGCCCTCTTTCTTATCTGCATCCTGAGAAAGATCAACGTCTCGTTACTATTAATTATCTCTGCCGCCTTGATGATGATTACAAAATCATTAATTACACAGAAGTTGATTATTCTGCCCTCAATGTCCCACCTATCTGGGAGTTTGTAGGAGAAGAAGATTGCCGAGTAGTGCGTTGGGATGGCGACCTGTATCTCATTGGAGTACGCAGAGATACCACCACTAATGGCGTTGGACGTATGGAGTACTCAAAGATTGAATTAGATAAAGACAAGTGGACTGCTACCGAAGTTCAACGAGTCCGTATTCCAGCGCCATTAAAAGATGAGTCTTACTGCGAAAAGAATTGGATGCCAGTTCTTGACATGCCGTATCACTTTGTTAAGTGGACTATGCCTACTGAACTAGTTAAGTCTAATCCTAATAAGCCAGAGACTGAACAAGTCTTTATTAAAGAGACTAAGGCTGCTCCTAATGACCAGCGTGGTGGATCTCAGATTCTTCCTTGGAAGGATTACTACATCACTGTTACCCATGAAGTTAAATTGTGGAAGAATTACCTTAATCAAAAAGATGCAATCTATCGTCACCGTTTAATTGTCTGGGATAGAGACTTTAACTTCCTAGGACATAGCCCTGAAAACTTTTCATTCCTAGATGGGCAGATTGAGTTCTGTCCAGGTGGCGCTATCTATAAGGGAGATCTACTTCTTACTTTTGGTTTCCAAGATAACGCAGCATTCTTATTACGTGTACCTGGAGATCTTGTAGATGAAATGATTGCGGAGGCTATAGCGTGAACGAGTGTTATTTCTGTCAGGGAGAAGGTTTACTGCAATCAGGAGAAGAATGCACTTGTGCTGTAGGCAAGTGTGAATGTATGGGGTGTCATGAATAAACTTGAATCTCTAGTTGTTGACCTATCAACGGATGCCTTTAATCCAGAAAAGAACTTTGAGTTAGCCGTTGAATACGCAAACCTAAAGCAGACGGCATCTGCTGCATCCTTCTTTTTACGGGCCGCCGAATACGGCTATGAGACGCATCCACTCATTGTGTACGCCTCCCTATTAAAGATCTCACTATGTCTGTCTGATCAAAATGATAGAGATGCAACACTCTTAAACTCTCTGCATGAGGCTATTGGTTATTTACCTGGAAGACCAGAGGCGTACTTCTTATTGTCTCGCTGGTATGAACGCCATGCTGATTGGCGTAAGTGCTACGCCTTTGCTGAGGTAGGACTTAATTTTGCCGCCTCAACTTATAACGTACCTCTGCCTACATACGTAGAGTACGAAGGTCCCTATTGTTTACTCTTTGAAAAGGCTGTCTCTTCTTGGTGGCTTGGACGCAAAGAGGAGTGCAAGACGTTATTTGAACACCTATTAAATAATTACGAGATGGCCCCAGGGTATGTCAATAGTTCTTTAAGCAATTTGAAGTTGTTTAATAGATAGCATGTTAGTAGTTCTGTATGGAAGCAGCCATGAGAATTGGAAGACAGCACTTTCTCATACATCAACAATCTGGGCTAATTTACCCTACGTTGAAACAGTGGTAATTGTTAATGACTTAGAGTTTCCGTTAAAACAAATAGCCAGTAAATATTTAAGAACAGTTTTGATTCCTTTAAAAGAGTCAAATATCCTTAGTCATCCAGAAGGCTATTTGACGTTAGTCCCACCTAAAGAAGTAGTACATATAGCATCTTATAAAGATAAGTTCTATAACTTTCTTATAGAGCAGGGGTTTCAAGAATATATCCCACAGACATTAGATGCTCCTGATTTTAATACCCCATTTATAGTAAAACGATTACATGGAGAAGGTGGTTTAGGAATCTTTTTAGTGTGGGATAAAGACCGCTACAGCGAGGTGATGCAGCAACCCTCCCTTAAAAATGAACCCTACATATTAGAAGAGTACATTGAGGGAGATGATGAGTACGTCTTTTATGTTGTCTGTAAGGATGGAAAGATCCTTTGGAACGCCAGTTTAGTTGGGCAAGCACCTACAGACTCACGAGTTCAAAAAGGATCGTTTGCCAACGCTTCTGAGGTAGAGATAAGTGCAGAGGTTCTTGATGTTTTTACGGCTATATTTAAAGCACTTAAATACACTGGTCCTGCAAACTTTAACTACAAGTTAAAAAACAATAAACCAGTTATATTTGAAATGAACCCAAGAATGGGCGGAACACTAATGAACCCTCAATTTAGTCACTTGCTATCTGAGTGTGTAAAGGCCATTACATCCAATGCTTACCTACAGGACAAGGAAACTAACTAGTGTTAAACGCTACCTATGAGGTGTTCCATACTGATACAGGAAATCCTCTCCGCAATAAAGTTTATGATGAGATTATTAGTAAGGTCTCATTCCTACCTAAACTTAACTCTCCTACCTACTACTTAAATACTTTTGAAAAAGTTGATGAGTTTATAAAAGACAACCCAGAGTTTAAAATACAGACACTAGAGAAATACGATGCCAATGGAAAGACCTTCCCATCTAACTCTGGGATCTGTGGAATTTGGGCGAGTAATTACATTGCCTATAAAAACTTCCTTAAGTCAGATAAAGAGATACTTATTGTCTTTGAAGATGACGTTGCTATTAGCCCAAACTTTAAGACCGTTGCAGAGACCTACATAAAAGAACTTCCTGAAGACTGGGAAGTCTTTTCTTTCTTTGTACCTAACGATTCATTGTTTGCTTATAGGTCTGATATTCATGATATACCAGGGGGCAATTTTATCTGTAAGTCCTACCAGCAGTGGGCAATGTGCGGCTATGCAGTAAACAGAAAGAGCGCTCAAAAGATCATTGATGACATTGAAATTAAAGGAATAGAGGCGCCAATTGATTGGTATTTATTTAACTTTAGAATGCATCCACGGTTTTTAAACATAACCTTTAATACGTACACCGTAAAGCCGCAGGCTTACAGACCGCTTAAGTTAGTGCCCCAGGTAGCAGATGTAAGTACGGTCCTTACAATGGACCAAAGGGACTAACCCCTAAGTATTTATTACCAAAAACAACTGCTGGGTCAATCCACCAGTCTTCAAATTCTCTATCAGGCCATCCTGGTACATAGACCTTTACGTTTTCAAAGGCTAGTACGTACCCTAAAGAAAGCAGTAGTTCTTTTTGCTCGTCTTTTACATCTTGGTTTCCAGCATAAAGATCATGCTCAAATGTGATGGTTGAAAACCTATATTGATCTAGAGGTAATTGTTTTAATGAATTTAAAGTATCCCGTGGCGGATCTATATCTACTTGAAGATAATCAATTTGTTTTGGAAAATTATTCTTAATAAAGTAATCAAGGTAATCAAAGGTTGTAGCATCTGCTTGTATGCAGGGGTTTTTTCTATACTGGTTATAGTCTCTGGCAGGCTCTTCAAGCCATTCAAAAGCAACGCCAGTCCAATTAAATTCAGTTTCAAGCAGGTAAGTGTTATTAGTTCTTTGAGATTCAAAAGCGCCAATTTCTACATAGAAACCGTTTTGCTTTTCATCTAACATGCTAAGAACGAAAGACTCTTGCCCAGCCTCACTGTTACTGTTTAAGTAACGTTTGATATTTACATTCCTCCAAAGAGTAGAACGGTAACTGTAGGATCTGCTGCCGTTGTTCCTGCTGTTCCTTGTACGCCTGTACCTATTAGGCCTTGAGTACCAGTTAATCCCTGAGTACCAACAGTTCCTTGGGAACCTACAGTGCCCTGAGAACCAACAGTTCCTTGGCTACCAACAGTTCCCTGTGAGCCTACAGTACCTTGAGTGCCAAGTGTTCCTTGAGAACCAACTGTACCTTGGGAGCCTACAGTTCCTTGACTACCTGCTAATCCCTGAGAACCGACAGTGCCTTGAGCACCAGTTGTACCAAGAGTTCCCTGGCTACCAACTGTACCTTGACTGCCAACAGTTCCTTGAGTTCCAAGAGTACCCTGAGTTCCATTTGTACCTTGGCTGCCGACTGCTCCTTGAGTTCCAAGAGTACCTTGGCTACCTACAGCACCTTGTGAGCCAACGGTGCCCTGTGAGCCTACAGTTCCTTGTGCACCCGTAGCACCAACGTCACCTGTGCGGGCAAATGTAAGAAGTACTGCATCAGAGTTAGTAAGTGAACCAGAACCTGATAGGTACGTAACGTCAATATTAAAGTAAGTTAATTCATCAACCATGGAGTTAATGGCATATAGAGCAAATACATCACCATTAGACTTTTTAGATACCTTTACGTGTCCTTTTATTGTTGATGTTGAATCATCAATGCTTTGTAAAAATGTGTGAATATCTGCTGATGCAGAGTTAAGATCATCAACTAAAAGTTTAGTTGCACTTGCTAAAGTATCATTAAAGCGAATATATGTAGCGCCTGGATCAGCAATGGTTGTAGTTGAATCATAGACGTACTCAAATGTAGCACCACCAAATGAACCCTCTTTACCCTGAGCACCTGTAAGGCCCTGTGTTCCGTCAGTGCCTTGGCTACCTACAGTTCCTTGAATGCCTTGAGTACCATTAGCGCCCTGTGTACCTTGGGTACCGTTAGTGCCCTGTGAACCAACAGTTCCTTGGGCTCCATTAGAACCTACAAAGCCAGCAGTTCCTTGAGTACC